AACCATTTAGTCACTAACCCTGTCCAATAGTCATTTACTACTGTTTCAGTTTGAGCAAAACCTTTTAAAATAGAACCAATTATGTTTTTTTCTGTTTCGTTTAAATTCTGTTTCCAATCATTAATATCACTCATCATTGGTACTTCTGTGTGAATCCAATGTGCTTGTTGTTGTTTAAGCCAATAATCGAATGCCTCTGGGTATTCGAAAGGTTTATATACAATTCTTTCCTTTTTTAGGTCCTTTTTTGCCATTTTACTTTAAAATTTTGGTTAGTGTAGCTATAAATACAATATATATGATTAAAATTGAAAAATATTTTCAGCCGCTCTTTGGAGATTTCTTCGTTCATTTCCCGTAAAACCAGCTCCGTCTGGACTGCTGTTCTCTTCATTATTTATACGGTTAGTAAAGTCAATTTTTCCGATAGATGTGTCCATAAGTGCATTAAAGGTTAAACCGTCTGCTCCATATCTGTTTTTCATAATGTGGAATCTACCAGTGCCATTTTCTTTATCTTCTGTTTTTCTAGAAAGTGAAATTGCGAAATCCGAAATCATAATTTTTGAATAACTTTCAGCGATTTGGTCGCCTTGAATAATGTTGTCTCTAGCTGCTGATCTATTGCTTTGAGATGCTGTCCATATAGGGATTTTTAATTCAGTGGCCAAACCTCTTAGCGAAGTATAGATATCATCTAGTTTATCTCTTTTTTCTTTTCCGTTTCTAGTGTATAAAAGATCCGCGTAATCTAACACGATAAGATCAGGTTCAATGCCTTGGCCGCGGCACTTATCTACGTGCGCTAATATCGTGTTTACGTTGGCTTTACCCGCCGGATATTGTTTAATATACAATTTTCCTCTTATGTTTCCTAATTCTTCTTTAACAGCTGCTTTGTGAATTTTAATTTCATTCACAGGTATTTCTGTAAAGAAGGCATCGTATCTTTGACCAACATACATGTCAGAAAGCTCAAGTGTATAGTGTAAAACAGTATAGCCAAGTTTAACTGCGTGTCCACCTAAAGCAACAAGTGCCCACGATTTACCCCCACCTGGGTTACCAACAAGTAGGCCTAAATCGCCTGTACCTAAACCACCACTTAATAAGCTATTAATTTCATTCCAAGGTGTTTCAATTGTGTTTCTAGCTTCTTCTTGGTATCTAGCTTCAATCTCGTCCATATAATCGTGGCCAAGATTTTTTTCTACACCTGCTTTAAGTGCGTTGTCAATAAGTCTACGAATATCTTCATAATTTCCTATTTCAAGTAGGTCAACTGAAGAAAGAAGGGCAGATTTAAGTGTTTGGTTTCTACAAAAATCTAGAAATGTTTGTTTAACAAAATCAAGATCTTGTGATTTAGTAGCTTTAAATGTTTCTTTAAGTTGTTCTTTTACAGCAACTTGTTGAATTTCATTTTTAATTTTTTCTACTTCAACTTTAAATACCTCCATTGTAGGTGTAGTTCTAAACTCTGTAAAGTATTCTAGAGTTTTACCTACAATCCACTTGTTTGCTTCATTATCAAAGAAGTCAGGCGAAACAATATCTGCTACTTGTTGGAGGAACTCTCTGTCCTTAACAAGTGTAGATAGTACTTTAACCTGAAAATTATGACCGTACTGTTCTAACTTACTCATGTGTTAATTTTGCAAGATTATTTAATTTAAGGAAATGTTCTTTTAACCAGATATCTGGATTTTGTAAATTATTTCCCATATAATCCTCGTTATATAACATAATAAAATCATTTCGGTGGAGCAAATTTGTTGGGCGAGAAGCTAAATCACTTATTTGATTTTTAATCTGACCTGACATAATAGGATCTTTAAGTGACATCATCTTTTCATTTGTTTCTAAGTTTACTCTATTTTCAACAATTCGCTTATGCATTAAACTGTCTTGTGTTGAAGCGTAATGTACAAGGTAATCTAGGTTCATTTCTTTACCCGTGATTTCAGGGATTATCTTAGTTATTTTCTTAGGCCCTAAACCTTTAATACCCTCAAGATTGTCTGATTTATCCCCTATCAAACACTTATACATCAAAAAGTTGTGAGCAGGTATTCCATATTCAGTAAATATTTGCTCTTTTGTATAGTATTTTTTCTTATTTGGTGACCAAACTACAATTCGATCGTTTACCAATTGTAAAAAATCTTGGTCAGCAGACATAATAATTACTTCGTTTTTTAGCACATTTTGTGCGATATATGCAATTACATCGTCCGCTTCAACATTATCCACGCTATAAACATCAATTGGAAGTAACTCAAGGTAACTAAGTAGTCTTCTAAATTGGATTTTCATTGCTTCTTTTTCGTCTTCTAATGAATTAAAAGCATCAAATTTAGTTACACGTTTAGGAACCCTATTTGATTTGTAATTTGGGTTAATTTTTCTCCTTCGTTTACTGCCACCTGCTCCATCATAAGTGATTATAACTCTAGTAGGTTCCATTTCACGGATAGCAAATGCTAACGATTTCATAAAACCCATTATACCACCCACAGGAACGCCTTTTTCATTAAGCGAACCATTTACGGCAAATGCTCTTAAAAAGATATTAAGTCCGTCAATGAGAAGCACCCTGTCATTAGGGTGCTTCTCTTCTGGATTTATGTTATTTAAGATATTTTCAAAATTACTCATTTTCTATAACTGTATCTTCAGGGTCACGATCTAAGCCCTCTTCTTTTTCATGACGATATTTCATAATATATTTGTCACAAAGGGCTTCATACAGTTCTTCTTTAGCTGTAGGGTGACTTTCTAGTAAATCTCCAAATTCTTTAGCTAAGAATTGGTGTGTTTCTCCATCGGCAGTAGTATATTTGTACCATGCTCCACCTTGTTTTACAACACCATACTCTTTAAGTAGTTTTAAAGTACCAAATACATCGTCTATTCCAGAATCGTAAAAGACGCTATAACGGACTTTTCGGTTAGGTGGACCTAGGCGGTTTTTTACAACTTCACATTCAACTTCTTGACCAACTACTGTGTCTATTCCATTAACTTTTTCTTTAATTTTACCTACTCCTTTAAGTCGTAAGCGAACTGAAGCATGGAATTGTAATGCTTTACCACCAGAAGTAGTGTATTGGTCTCCAAAGGGCATTGCATTTAGCTTTTGCCGTAACTGATTAGTGAATACACATAAAATCTTCTGCTTACCTATTAGGTTAGTAATTTTTCGCATTGATTTAGACATGATAATTGCTTTAGCAGTAGCATAACCATCTTTATCGTAATCGGCTGCTGACTCAATTTTAGTAGTTGCTGCTGCAACACTATCAACAACAATTGTAACTAATTTGTCTTTCTGTTTTTCACGAATTTTAACAATGATGTCTTCCATTGCTTCAAAAACATCCTCAATTGTATCGAGGGGAATATAAAGCATTTTATCAACATCAACCCCTATAGCAGTTAAGAACTGAGCATCAAGTGCTGATTCGGTGTCTATATAAATTGCGACACCATCTTGTTTTTGAGTAGAAGCTATAACGTGAGCGGCAAGGAGGGATTTACCGCTTTGCTCTAGGCCCGTAATCTCAACAATTTTACTAACAGGCAAACCCCCATTTGGTCTGTTAGAGATCGCTAGATCCAAAGGTGTGCATCCAGTAGATACCCACGATGTAACATCTGTTGGCGATTCTTCCCCTCCGTTGAGAAAGTAAGCGACTTGATTGTATTCTTTACTGAATTTTTTGTTTAGCGATACTGCTAACTCTTCAGTAAGACTTCCCCCGTCCAGGACTTTATTGTTGGATTTCTTTGCCATATTAACCGAATAGATCGTCTATTTTAGAATCGAGGTCAACTTTTTCTTTTACAGGTGATGTTGCCTCTATTGTTTCTTCTTCTTCACTTGGCTGAAGGTATTTTTGAAGTGACTCCTTCATTTCATCAAATGAAAATTTAGTGAATAATTCAACAATATTCTTTTGATCCTCTAAAAATGATTCAGCCATTTCAGCGTTATCTGAAAGTGGTGTTTGAACTGGTTTAACACGGATAGTAGTTGTATCGTACATCTTACCAGTTTCGGCTGATGGAATGACTTCAATAGTAACATCTCTACCTGCTGCGATATCTGTGATGTCACCATAATCTTCATCCATCATAACTCCTAAAAGTTCTTGATAAACGGTTTTACCAAATTCCCAAAAGCGAACACCTTTATCTTCTTCACCTCTAACAATTACAGGTGCAAAAGTTCTCATTTTAGGATAAAGTTTTTTAGCCAACGCCATATTGTCTGGGTCGTTTGACTTACGAAGTTGCGATGCAAACTCCAAAATTGGATCAGACTCATCAAAATTTGAGAGTGCTATCATTCTGGGTTTGTCAATACCGAAATAGAAATACAATTCAGTAAATGGTACTTCCTTGTTGTGCTTATAAGGCACAATACGGATAACTGATTTTTCACCGCTAGGTGGTTTCCAAAAGTTAGACTTGTAGTCACTTTTGCTCTTGCTGTTGGACTTGTTTTGTAAGCGGTCCATGCGCTTCTTGATTTCTTCTAGATTCATGACCTTTTAATTTTGACTAAATATAACATATTCAATCAAGGAGGCCAAGCAATACCAAAAAGCTTTTTAATTTTCTATTAATTCCTCCATTACACGAATGGCTTCTTCAAATGCTTCCTTTTCAGTATTGAATATCATTTCTTCTTCAGGAGCATAATACTCTCCAAAGGGTATATAAACCTCAACTTTAAATTTATCCCCATGTTTTTGGATAGTTACTTTTTCAAGATTATCTTTATCCCAACCCTCCATAGGACGTACAAATATTCTAACCCATTCAAAACCAGATTCTTTAGCGGCAAGTGGATTAACATCACTTGTATCACCCTCTCTCCATTTATTTGCTACTAAGTGATTGGGTAACTTATAATTTTGGTTAAATTCAAAATTTTGAAGGTTACCAGAAGCATCGATAAAGGCTTCATTAAGTATATCTCTTAATTTCACTCTATTTCGATTATTTTTTTCAAACGGGTTCTAACCTTTTTAAACCCACCAGGACGAGTCAAAAGAAGGCAATTACGAAATTTAGTCCAGTCAACTTGAAATGATGTATCTAATTTTCCATCATTTAAATATCGTATCACCTCATTTAAGGCGTTTATTGTATATAGAGTATTAGTCTGTTTTTTTCTATGAACTAAAATAGTGTTGGGTAGTTGCAGGTCGTATATTGGACCATCAATGTTATATGTTAACATTGTTTTATTATCATCTAATGAAATTAAAACAAAAATTTTATTAAATAATATATCGTGCTCCTCTAGGATTCTGTCTACAACTTCATCAACACTCTCGTCTTGAATAAAAGTGCAATAAAGTTTGTTGTTCATTTAAATATCTATTGTATTATTTTGTATAATAATAAATATTAAATAGATTTCAGAACTGAGTATGTGTAGCCTCGTTTTATTTTAGTAGGAAAATCCGATGAAATTGTGTCTCTTAACCATTGAAGTGTCTCTTTTCCATCGTCAAGAGCAAAATCAAATAACATAGAATCATACACATATAACACCATTTTAGTTTTTTTACCCTCTAAATATTGGAATACCCTAGATAATAAAGTTATATTATATTCTGTTTCAAATGTTTGAATATAGTAATTAAACAACTTTTGAGGAGTCATATTTTTATAGTTGTCTTTTAAAAGTCTGCGCCTCGCTATGGCAGTTTTAACATACCCAACTTCGTTAAATTCCTGCCATAATTTATCTATAAATTGTTGTGTTTTGGCAAAATATTCGTGTTTGAGGTATTTTTTATTTATACCTCCGTACATTTGCTGGAACGTTAGTTCTTTACTTTGTTTGTACATTTCAGCGTCTATCTCCTCAGTGTCGAAATACATTTTCGCCATTTGTGTATGTACAGATTCGCTTTTATCTAAAGTATGATTTGCCAGAAATGCTATAATACGTGGGTGATAACCCTCAAAATCCATTTCAATTAACACATCGTTATCAGCTTCAAAACTATCTCGCTCACCTGTATCGTGCTTTAGAGCTGAGAAATTAACGCTATTAAAGTTGTTTGTAGGGCGTCCTGTTGTAGTGCAAAAATTATACCATCCGTATATTTTGGAGTCGCGAACACTAAATTTTTCATTGATGTCAAAGTGTTTGTTAAATGTATCGTTAATTTTAAAACCCTCACTTACCATTTTTGCTAACGTAGGTGTGAGTATTTCGTTGTACCACTTGTTTGATTCCTCACTTTTATAGTTGATTATATATGGGTATAACGCATCAAATTCATTAGTCAACGACTCATAGTGCTTTGCAAGTGGAATGATTTTATTCACGTTATTTGCGCCAAATTTGCGCTCATAAAACGTGTGAGTTGGTGTTTTAGGTAATGGCTCTAATGGTTCGTTT